TTTGAGGATTTAAAGACATTAACCCTGAAGCTTCTAATCTCTTAACCTCTGGTCTAGTCATATGGACTAGTTCAGTATCTCCTCCTCTTCCTCTTGCAGCCATCAAACTTGCAAGACCTGCTCCTGGTGCGTTTCTATTAATATATTGTGCCATAATTTATCACCTAATCTGGTTGGGTTGCATATAATAAGATTGTGGTTGTGTACTTTGAGCATACACATTACTAATGTTACTCTGTGCATGAGGTTGCTGTGGTACAGGTCTATTAGCTGTATTAGGAGCCATAGTTAGTCCTTGATTTAATAGTTGTGATTGAGTAAGTTGTGGAGAAGAAGGAGGAGGAACATTTCCTTGAGCATAAGCATTTGCTACCATACTTCTTATTCCACTATTTATACCTTCTCGAATATGTTGAGTAAAATTATTTGCTATTGGATTTCCTCCTCCTTGCAGAGATATTAAACCTCCTGCCTTATATACACCATACCTCATATCTTCAGGTTCATTAAAAGGTTGATCAAGATACCTTAGACCTAGGTTGGGGGTCTTCCGCCAGGGAGAAGAGTATTCCTCTTCGGAATCATCATCCCACCATTCCCTACTTGGTCCCTCTATATCAACAAACTTACCTTGCTCTTTAAGTTGGGCAACTATATCAGCATTATCCCTATAATCTCGTCCATAGTCTCTTATATTTTTATGATGTTGAAACATACCACGACCTACTGTCGCCATAGGCCAAACCATTGGCACTGGGATTCCTGTTAGTGCATTAACCAAACCTGACCCTATAAATTTTCCTGTATTTTTCAATGCGCTTAGTCCTACATTTTTCCAGTTTATCCCTTGGTCATCATTCTCTCTTTGTCGTTGGGCTACATTCTCTCGTAATCTATTATAATTTGCTATTTCTAAAGAAGTAGGTCTAATATCCATTGGTGAACCTAATGTAGCAGGGGATGTTTCCTTTACAAAGTTTAAGGGAGAACTATATTGTCTAGCTTGTGCCAAATCCTCTACTATACTATAATTAGGATGCAGAGCCATATAATCTGGGTTTACATTTCCTCCATAAACAGGAATAAGTGGTGCTCCGGGAGTAGTTGCTAAATTATACGGTAACGGCGTTTCTTCTTGTGAACTGTAATCTTGATATTCATAACTTTCTTGAGGTGATTCATACATAGCATCTTCTACTATATCCTCGTAGACGTAAGGATTTCCTCCATTAGCCAAAGATACTAATCCTCCGAACTTTCTATTATGAGGTAAGTTGAGATCAGAAGCAATAATGTCATCAACATAAACTCCTGCTCCATAACCTAAACCCTGGATTGCTGCATCTGTAATTTCTTTTTGTCTCAGAATTCTCAAATCATCTTCAGTAAATGGTGCCAGAATTCTCAAATCATCTTCAGTAAATGGTGCTTCGGGAATAGTTACTAATTGTTGTTCAATAGCATCATCAGTGGATAATATCTCTGCATTACGATGTTTCTCCGCTAGAGCTTTACCTCTATAATATCTTTCCCACAACCTTTGAGACTCTTCTTCTTCTTTTTGTCTCAAAGTTCTCCAATAATCTTCTCGTTGTTTAAAATCATCTAAAGAATAAGCCTGTCGCCAGTGTCGAGGAATTGAAGACCATAACTTATCTCTATCTTTTTCTGAAACTTTATCATAATCTGTAAGAATAGGATCTATCCAATGTTCTACATCAATATCTTCAAATAACTCTGGAAAAACTCCATATCTGCTTAACTCATAAGCTCTTTGAGTCTCTTCCCTTTCTGCATTTTCTCGTGCCAGCCTTTTCCGGTAAGTATCCTCCATTTCCTCTGTCCAATGTTCTATATCAATATCTTCAAATATTTGGCCGTCACTTTGTTTTTGTAAACTTTTTAATCCTGTATTCATTGTGTCCTCCGGTGTCCCTCTAAGGATAGGTTTTTCATTTAGAAGCGTAGGTAATTCATAGAGTTGATATGGTGCGTGAAGTTCTTCATCTAATCTTATATCAGACATTGGAAGTGCAGGTTGAAAAGGATTTTCATCTTTATGATACGCTGGTAAACCAAATTTCTTTCTTATATTAACATCTCTAAATTTTTCCTTTTCTACCTTTTCTCCTCCTCTATGGTGATGCTTAATATAAGTATCCAACATTGCCCAGTAACGCGGCTTATCATTTTTTTTGGGCCAAGGCGTATCATTACCATAAGTTATTGTTAACCACTTCTCATCAGTTCCTGGCTGTTGATCTAGGTATGACCAAAATAGTGCATCCTCCATATGTGGTTTTAAATCGAGTACTTGATTCTGCCAATCTTCTTGTGTTAAAGTCTTTATATACCCCTCATTCTGGCGCAATATTTCTGCATTCCTATCTAAACTTAACAACCAATCTGGTATCTCTATTCCTTCTTTATTATAAGACTTTATTAAATTATGAGTGGCACTTTCAATAGTTCCTTTCTTTTCACCCTTTCCAAAATCTGATGTCATCCATTGATAAATTCCTCTTGCATTACTATTAGGATTTACTTTCTTTGTACCACCAGAACTTTCTACATCTCTAACCCTTCTAGCAAAATCTAATAAGTTAGAAGGATCATCAATTTTAAGACGCTTCATTATAACTCTTAAAGATACAGGAAGAGGTTCTGGTGGCTTTTTTACTGGTCTTGCTCTATGTAAATTATTTGCCATTAATTCAAATCCTGCCAAGAAGTTTCTGCTCCTAAACTAACATACCCTGCAAATTTTCCTCTACTTGCAATATACACTATATCTCCTCCTTGAGGGCGTCCTACACTTGTTACACAAACTACAGTGTAAATATTTGTAGATGGTGTAGCATCTACTTGATTATCTCTTTGCTCTAAAGTATTAACTAAGACAGCACCCCAATCTTCTAACATCTCATAAAATTCTTTCGCTGTATAATCTCCAATCCTGACAAGACTACGGAGTTGTGGATATGTTGCCATACTTTACCGTAGCCCGTCAGGTTGTAATGAAAGTCTCAATGAGCCATATCTCCAGCTAGTTCCTGCTTCTCCTGAAGAAACCCGAACAACAGCTTGCCTTCCTCTTGCTCTAAAATCAACCTTCTTAGTTGTTGGAGAAATAACAAATGGTCCCTTTTTAATTTGATCATTCACAGGAAAATTCTGTACAGTGATACTAAATCCTAAGTTCCCTCCTGATAGAGTAAAATCTGGTATTAATCTGTCTGCAAACAATATATGTGTTCCATCAGGATCTATATCAAAAGCAGCAGATTCAATAAAAGATGTCTGTGCCGCACCATTAGCTGTATATATTCCATCTGGTTCATTATTATAAAGATATGCAGAAACAGAAACTCCAGTTGTTAAAGTATTATCAAAAATTACTTTATCAAAGAATGTTGTATAAATAGTTGACCCATAATACCAAGCTTTTTCTGCTGTATTATATATAACATATTTATCACATTCTGTAGAATCTGAAGAAGGATATAACCAGATCACTTCCTTAAATTCAGAATTGATTCCTGCAAAAACTTTATCTTTATTTGTTGTATTAAAATCATCAAATATATATCTTCTCACTGTACAAGGAAGATTTATTACTCGACCTTCAAAGGCATAAAAGTTATCATCTCCCATCCAATAAGCTACACCATCATAATTTATTGCAGCATGAGGACCAATCAATCCACAATTAGTACCCATTTGTTGAAATGCAAAAGTAAAAGGAGGCCCAACAAATTGCATTTGCCAAATAGAATTATCTGTCCAAACCATAATACCATTACGAGATTTCGTTGCTCCAATAATTTCTGTTCCATCAGCCAGAATATTTTCTCCTGAAGTTGAACTAATGGAAGGAGTAAAATTATTATAATTATTTTGATCAGACCATCTTACCAATAATGGATTATATGTTCCTGTTCCATACTCATTACTTCCCAATGAAATCAAATGTCTATCATTAGGAGATACAATAATATAATTATTAATGGATGGAGAAGCACTTACAAATCCTGCTCTTGGAGGAGTTGAGCTTCTAATGGAATCCCAGAAATATATTCTTCCTCCCCTTCTACAAGCAAGAATATCTTCTCCCCAATTATCTAATGTCCATTGAGTAATTCTTGTAACAATATTAGAAGAACTTGCAGCCTCACTCCATGCCCTCATTCCAGTTGTAGAAGTTCCTGCATTATAAACTCCTGCTCCATAGCCTAAACCCTGGATTGCTGCATCTGTTCCTGTAGGTAGAAGATATTTCAATGTTGCAGTCCCAACCTTACTTTGTGTAGCATTAGCTGTTACAGATGCTGCAAAAGAAAACTGATTATCTCCTAAAACAGATACAGCAAATGTTCCACCTGTTAAATCTATTGTCCCTCCAATTGTTGTCCCAGAAGTAAACGTAATAAAATCTCCTGTCTCTGCTCCATGACTTGATACAGAGACAGATACTCTTGTTGAACCATCAGTAGTATAAAATCCATTATTTGTTCCATCAATTGTGACAACGGCAGAAACATTAGTTCCTACGGAAACCTCTTTGATAGGTGTGATATCCAAGATTGAATTATCATTATATTCGTATAACTTTTTTTCTGTCCCAAAAGAAGCAAACTTGAATGTATCATTGTCTGACCAAGCAAGTAAATCTCTTGCTGTTCCATCAAAAGAAGAAGTTGATCTTTTATTATAACCTCTTAAATTTTCTGGTCTTCCCTGCCTAAATCTAACTTTATTACCATCATACCAGTTACCCCCTGGTAGAGTACCACCTTCAGCATATTCTGTAGATTCTCTGTTAATCCCAGGTTTAAATTTTAATTTAGCTAGTTGTGATTGTGTAGACATTTAATTAATTATCCAAATTCCTTAACAAGAATAGAATCTACTGCTGAAGTTTGTCTTACATTATAAACAAGAAGATCTACTGCATTAATAGATGTACTAATTGTTGGAGAACTAGCCCCAGGAAATAAATAAGAAGCTCCAAAGGAAAGTGTTCTACTTCCTGTGCCATCTTGTATAATATAAATATGTCCTGTCTGTCCTATAGTAGGATTAGAGGGACTACCTAAAGTTCTGTTGCCTCCTAATGTAACAATAAAATCATTTCCTGCACTAAAATCTACATCAATAGATGCTGCATCAGTTAAAGTTGTTGGGGTAGCTATAAAAGCTCCAGAGAAAGTTGCTGTAGATGTAGCAGCAAAAGTACCCTCTACACTCACTACAGAAGTAAAGGTTTTCTTTCCTGTAACTGTTGTATCTGTAGATGTAGGAATATATCTAATATCTGCTGTAGAAACGGGAATAAGATTTGCATCTCCTGTACCAAAGTCTAAGTCTGCTGCTGTTCCTAAACCCAAACCTTTTGCATTTAGTCCATATACAGAAACGGAATCACAAAAAGCAAAGCCAGCCATGCTTGCTGCAACAGTCATTCCTGTACCACTTCCTGTTTTTAAAGTAAGGGTACTACTACTTTGTCTTACAGTTTGATCATTAATAACATAGAATTTTGAAACAGTAGGTATAGTAATATCAATATTTGCACTTACAGTTCCAACAAATTCCAGAATAGCTGATCTTGACTGATCTACAGTGCCGTTATTTTCAGATAAAGTGATATTAGCAGAAGAACAGGAAACAGTAGTATAGGCTGCCAAAGCATCATCAAGCATATCAATGACATTAGCATTAAGGATAGTTCCCCAACTATTAGGATTTTCTCCATCTGCCTGTTTTTCTAATCTAATTCTTGATGTAAATGTACTTGCCATATTTTATTCCCTAACCTGTTTATCTTTTGAAATTGATCCCTTTGCTAAAGTATAAGCAATAATTTCTTTTGGATTATTAGCATAAGCTAAAGCAAGAACAGATGTTTCTATATTATTAGAATCTATATAAGAAGCTACAAGACTATGAATATTAAAAGTAGTAGGTGGATTAATTCTTATACATCTTTGAAATAAATGTAATATCCTCATTTTACTCTGAAATTTTTTATCACTTTCAGTATCAGCTTTAACCATTTCCATTATATCTTTTTCTTCTCTACAAGCAGCACCAACCATAACTGATTCACCTTGTGTCCACCGAACCTCTGCTTGTGCATTAAGTGGAACAGGATAAAATAAAAATGCTCCAAATAAAATAGAAAATAATATATATTTAATTTTATTCATTTTATTATCTAGGATTCCTAGGCCATTCTTGAATATTTAAATTTTCTAATTCACCTACAGAAGAAGCGCCATCTATAGCATTTTCTAATTCTACAGCCCTAGCTCTCAAATCAGTTCTCCACTGAGCAAGATCAACAGGAGCTTCCTTACCTGTGTCAGCTTTCCTAATAACAACCCAATCAGTTTGGGATAGAGAAGCACTCAAAACTTCATTAATTTGATTTTTCATTTTAGTTTTAATCTCATTGATATCTCTAACTATATTAATATAATTTACCACAACAGAATTTTCTCTTACATCAGGACTTTCTTCTCTATGTTTATAAAACATCTCGTTTTTTCTAGTCCCAGAATAAACATAAGGAACTATACCTATAGCCTTTCTTTCAATATCAGACCAAGATATACCAAAAATACTTTTTGGATATTGGATATTATTAATTATTAAAGCTTTTGGTCTACTAATAATCTCTTCTAACTGTCCTACATTAACTCTTGCCCACATAATTTTCTCTCCTATTAATTTATTTTCCATATATAGGAGGCAATCTTCCGCCCCCGCCAATGTCTGCCATTGCTAAATATACATAAGTTGCTGAACTTGTATTTGTTCCAGAATCTGTATTTCTAATTTTAAAACCTTCAGCAAGAATATCTATTTCCTCTGATCCAGTTGTTTCTACTGTTGTAGCTTCAGCTAGTAACTGATCATCTACTTCATTACTAGAAGATCTAACAGTATCATACATAAACCAACTACCTGTAGAACTTGATATCTTGATTAAGATAAATCTAGGTTTAAATCCTGTACAAATCAAAGGACCATCAGCATTTCCATTTCCTGTATATGATCCAACAGCACATACACCAGCAATTGATCTAAAACAATATGCTATATATTTTTCTGTATTCGCATTAACTTGATGATTAGTCCCTATACTAAAAACAGAACTAGTAGGAGCAGTATCATTCCACATTGTAGAATCATCAGAAATAGCAGCAGTAGTATTTAATACTAGATAATCTGTTTCTGCATCACTAGCAACTCCTGAATGATAAACTGCCCAGGCATCTCCTTGATCTCTATTTTTCACAATTATCATTTCTGCAGCACCACCAAGACCATGCCCTGTTGTAGTGGCAGAACCAGTCCCTGTATAAGAAACTGTTGAAAAATGTTTTGCGCTGGCAACAATAGAAGTACTAGCCAAATCTCCAGCAGGGGATGTAGTACTTCCTGCTCCACTAGCGGCACCCCAGTTCCAAGAAACATAATCTTCTGTGTTTGTATTAACTGCTACATTGCTTCCTACTGTAAATCCATCAGAACCAAAAGTAGTTAAAGATTCAGTATCTGTTGCTTCTGCATCTACTGTATCACTCTCTATATATTTAGTAGTTGTTCTAACTCTATCAAAAAGCATATGACTATCTGTAGCATCTCTATTTTTAATCCATACAAATCCTGGCTCAAATCCTGCACCTGTAACAGCCTTTCCTCCAGATCCTATTGCTGTCCCATTTCCTGTATAAAGAACTGGATTAAAGAAGTCTATACCCTGATTACTTGGGGCAGTAAAATTAGCTGTACTAATTTCTTTAGCTCCTGTTGGAGTGGAATGTGTCCAATCAGAGGAGTCTATTGCTAAAGTAAGAGTTGTTCCATTTGCTCTAACACAAATAGATATAAGATCAGAACTAAAAGTATTAGAAATAGTTCCAAGTGACACTCCAGAATTATTATAAAATCTTACTTCATTATCAGCTAAATCTAATTCACATCCAATTGTGTTTCCTGAAGAAAATCCTGATCCATAAGAACTTTCTGTACCATCAACAATTTTATTATTATCATCAGTATATAATACACAATCTGAAGCAGAAGTAATATCGCTTCCATTAATATTACTATCTAAACCTACAAATCCAACAGCCCATTCTGACGAACCACTATCTTCAGCAATGGTTGCTTCAAAATACCAAACTCCTCCAGCAGCGTTATTTATAGAGAGTGTACCTATAGTAAATTTTGTACTTCCAGAAAAAATTAAATTACCTTGTGTTAAAGTTCCTACACTTGGAACAAGTTGGTTTAATATAACATATTCTTTAGAAGGTGTATTAGTAGACTGATTAGCAGAAGATATACTTGTTAAACCAAAGTTATTACTATTATCACTTTCATCTTCTCCTAAATTAGAAGAATCATCAAAGGAAAGCATAAAACTATTAGCTCCTCCTGTATTAACTAGTGTTGTAATATCTGCATCTGATTTAGGTACATATTGAGAACCGTTAGTTCCAAAAGTAAAAGTATCCAGAAAATCTGTTACCGCAAAATCTCCTTGCTGAATAGACTTAGTACCAATCATAGATGCTTGAGCAACAGAACCTCTCCACAAACCATTTTCTACACTACTTCCAACCTCATGAAGTGTATTAGTATTAAACTGATAAGTATGATCTTGAGGAGGATAAGTTCCAGTTAATGTTGCTGCCACTCCATTTATGTAAAGATCTACTCTATCTGCAGGAGTGCTTTGAGATGTATCTACACTCAATAAGAAATGATACCAAGCATTATCTCTCCATACAGCAGTAGTATTTAAAATTTGTGATCCTGTTTTTGTCTGAAAATAAATCTTATCATCTGAATCAAGTCTTATACTTGAATAAGCTGAAGAATCCCCAGAACAAAGAAATGCGTGTCCTCTACTAATTTCATTAGCTTGAATCCACATAGAAAGTGTAAACTCTGATCCATCTCCTGCATCAGACATTGTTTTAGTTACTTTATCACTTGTCCCGTCCATCCAAATTGAATTAGGTATAAGAGTACTATCAAAAGTGGGGGCAGTCTCTTGACCACCTGCTCCTAAAAGAAGATTATTACTAAATACACTCATTATGAATATGCCTTTGTAAGTAGAGCTTGGACATCTGTAGATGTATGAACTATATAATCTAGCCTATCAATTGCATTTCCATCTGTTGAAAGAGTAGGTGCTTCTCCTCCTGCAAAATCCCAACTACTTCCATAAGCAAGAGTTTGAGAACCTGTGCCATCTTGTACAATAAATATACTTCCTACTTGTCCTGCAACACAATTCGTTGGATTATCTAATGTTCTATTTCCTGCAAGAGTTACAGTAAAGTTTTGTCCTGCATTAAAATCTACAGAAATATTTGTGCCATCTGTTAGTGCATTAATATCTGCAACTGCTGCAGTTTCAATTCTTAAATTCTTTCCAAGAAGAGAATTAATTCCTATAGCTACAGCACTGACATAAAAATCTGTTCCCGATACAGTTCCTGTTAAGGTTCCTCCTGCCAGAGGAAGATGATTACCTATACTTGTGGCTAAAGCTGCAGAGGTAGCAGCAACACGAGTATTTGTAGTTCCTATACTTGTTGCTAAAGCAGAAGAAGTTGCCGCGATAAGAGTATTTGAGTTACCTATACTTGTAGCTAGTGCAGCAGAAGTAGCTGCAAGTACAGTATTAATAGATGTTATAGCATTAATATTAGTTGTAATATTTGTATTGGAATTTCCTATACTTGTGGCTAAAGCTGCAGAAGTAGTAGCGATAAGAGTGTTTGTAGTTCCTATACTAGTTGCCAAAGCCGCAGATGTTGCTGCAAGAACCGTATTAACAGATGTAATTGCTGCTTTATTAACTGATGTTAAAGCACTGACTGCAGCAATATCACTAGCACTTGGAATTGCACTTCCACCAATATAGATCTGAGTTGTAGCATAGACATTAGCTGCTGAAACAGCCCCAGAAAACTCTGCTGCTACACCAGAAACCTTTGTTGTAAAACTTCCTGTACCAGCAACAAAATTCGTTGCACTTAAACTTGTTGTAAATCCACCCAGTACACCAGCTAAATTAGTTGAAACAGAAACTATTCCAAAACTTTGATTAGTCTGTAACTGAATAAATCCTTCATTGGTTATACCTGCAGAAGGATCAGTAGCTATTCCTGTTCCAGTTCCATAAGTAGATGCTGCACCTACAGAGGTTAATGTACCAGCAATAGAAGTTAATTCATTAAGTTTAGAAACAGTAGCTGTTAATGCAACACCACTGATTTGAAAAGTTCCATTTACATTTACAACCCCATTACTCAATTGAAGAGCAGAGTTTGTACCATCTCCACTTTCAATAGTTCTTACTGTTGCATCAATACCATCATTAGTAGATACAGCTACTTTTAAAAGTTGCTTATATGTATTAGCTATTTGTTTCCCTGTTAAGTCAGTCATACTTGATTCCAATCAGTAGATTCATTTTCCCATAAAGTTGTAGCAGCTTCCCAAGTTATATTTCTTCCACCAGTATCCGGTCCTCTAGGATTTCTAATTGCTATGTTATCTTTAACATTAGGAGATTTATTTAATGGACTATTTTTTAAATCATAAGCACCTTCCCAATCTTCTGGACATACCAACATCCCATAACTATTCATTCTCATAACTCTATGAGGATATTGAAATCCACAAGTATCACAAATGGCTAATGCTCTTCTATTTGAAGCCATTAATAAACTCTAATCTTTGGTAGAAAAAACATACTTGCTCGCTCCCTATCTTCTGTCATAGCTCTACCAAGAAGTTCTTCATAATTTGCCTTCAACATTCCTATTCTTTGCTCTGGAACTAAAGGACGTTTCATTGACATATAATAAGCTAAACCACAAGTTAAAGGAGGAAGAAATCTTTTTGGAAGATCAGCATTCTGTCCCTCAGATTTATTTACATCCTGTAATTCACTTATCTTTTCTATCTTTAAAACATCTGTAGAATTTTCTGGTATAGGCCAAATAAATACTGTAGGCTTACTTTGATTACGTTTAATAGTATATTGACTAGCTCTACCAGTTTGTCCCTTTTGAGGAATGTGAAGATATTCTTCAAAAGAAATTCTGGTTGCAGCTATATCTACATTATCTCTATTCACAATAACTTGAAGAGCATCTATAGCAGAGCCATCCATATCATAAGATGTTACACTAGCAGATACAGTAACTAAAGTAGTTTGTGTAGTCCATAAAAGAATACCTCTGTTCTGCCAGTCTTTCAACATAAGATTAATTGATCTTCTGGCAGAGGCTGGTTCATGACCAAGAGTTTGTTCTCCCCCAATCATTTCCATTGCTTCCTGTATAACTTCATCTATATTGAGATCAAAATTATATGTTCCTGATAAAGCCATTAAACTTGGCCTCCTTTGTTATAACCTTGAATAATCTTATTTCTTCCTACAAGACCACCTCCTGCTGCTGTTATTATTAATCCTCTATTATTTGTAAGACCTTTAAAAGTTTTTCTTGAGGATTTCTTTTTATATAATCCATTAGTCTTTTTTCTTTCTTTAGGAGATGCTTTAGCTACATCTATAGGATTAGACTTTATCTTACCTTTACTAGTTAATCTAAGAAAAGTATATTTTGTAGGATATGCCATTAAGTTTTTCTAACTGCCCCTCCCCCTCTTAGAGCTTGTCCCATACCTATACCACCACCCTTATCAAATCCATAAGTTCCTCTTGGCTTTCTTGTAGCTCTGGCAACCTTTCTTCTGGCTGCCATAGACATATCCTTATCATGTTCTGGTCCTCTGGTCATGCCTAGTTGCTCATCTTCTCTTGCGTCATAACCTTGTACCATACCACCATGTTGAGCAGTCATCTTAGGTGGTTTTTGTGGTTTAGGTTTGGAAGGTTTACCCTTCCTGCTACCCCTTCCTGCTACCTTATTATACCTTCTACGTTCAGCTTCAGACTGAGTACCTGCTCTTGCTTCTTCTGCAGGAGATAGTCCTACACGACTCATTCTATTTCTCTTTGTCATATCTAATTTCCCTCCTTATAAATTACTTCTTTACCAGGCTGGTAGTCTACAACTACGTCCTGTTCTGGTCCCTGAACTGCTGGTCCCTTTCTTGCAGCACCGAACCCTTGTCCTGTTGGATTACCTGTAACTTCCTTCATAGCCTTTTCATAAGCTGCGTAACCCTTCTTATCATATGAATAATGTTTTCCTTTAAATGTAGGCATTATGTTCTCTCCCTATTAAACTTGTCCACCTTTTTTGTAACCATAAAAAACTTTTCCTCCACCTTTTCTTTTTGATACTTTTCCTCCACGTTTTAAAACAAATTCTCCTCTTCTTCTAAGGCGGTTCTCATACTCTTCTCGCAGTTTCCGTAAAGCTTTCCAATCTTCTGGAGTTTGTGCTCTTCTACTTGCGTTAGGACCATAAAGGTCTTGGAAGGATTTATCTTTCCAAGCTTCTGTCCCTTGCATTGCATTGACAGCCTCCTCTACTGTTTCAAACTGTTGGCCTTTAGTTTTAGGATTATTTTGCCAAAAATATTTTCCTTCTTTATTCTGGAATAGATGATAAGCTGTTCCAGATTCTCTTTCTGGTATTTGAGGTTTATCAGGAATTGGCATAGTTTCTAATCTTTCCAGCATCTCTTGACGTTTCCTACGGTTCGGTCCCATTATGTTTTTTTCCTGCTCATATTTTTAAATGTTCTTGCTAAGTTATATCTTTTAGAACCTGGAGGACAAGTTTTACTTCCAAACTTTTTGCCTGTGCAAACTCCTTTAGTTCCTCTTTGGTTAATAGATGCTGTTGCTCTTTGTATCCAATTTTTTTTAGATACAGACCCACCAGTTGCTCTTTTAACTGTTTTTGTATTTTTAGCCACTTTTCTATTTCCTTTCAATTCTCTTGGAATAGCACTTCTACTAATAGCCATTAAGGACGACCTTGAACAACAGGATCAGCAGAACCTGCAGGACTTGCAGCAACAGCCATATCGTCTTGTCTTGTTCTTCTAGCCTGATTTCTTAATGCTTCAATAGCTATATTAAATTCTCCTTGCCATAAAGGAACTGTATCAAAACTTTTATTATAAAGAGAAGCTTCAATCATACAAGCATAAAAGAGTGCGTCATAACAAAAATCAGAGAAATAATTATTAGGAGCAGCAGATGTAAGAGTAGCAGGTCTGGAAACATGAAGCACTTCTCCATCATAAGTTGATGTAGGTGTTGGAGCTAAGTAAATAGCTGTATTGCTTCTCATTGCGTAATACTTTGGTTGACCTACGGAAGCACTAACATAAGGCCAAAAATCATAAACAAATTCTTGTGTTCTTGGAAGTAAACTAATTCTACTGTTTGCAGTTCCTGCAGGAGCAGAGACAGAAGCTGATACAAGAATATTAAAATTTCTCACAATTCTTGTTCCGCTAGGCAAAGATACAAAAGGATTACTGGCTGAAACAGCTACTGAAGTAAATGTATTCAATCCATAATCATCTAGTTGATTAACTAAACGATTTTCTGCTTTATTAATAAAATAATCTATATGACTAGAAAATTCTGTCCCATCATTTTCAGCAGTATTTTGAATATCTGTTACAAGTGTAGAATAAGAAGGCATATAGCTTAACCATAAAAAACAGTTAAAACGGCGGCACTTGAAGGTGCAGAAACTTTAATTACTCCACTAGCTCTTGGTCCATAATCTCCTAAATAAATATCTGCTCCAGCTACAGCTTTAAATTTTGTAACAGCACCAACAGTATTAGAGGAAACACCCCCTGCTACATTAACCTGCTTCTCAGCAGTAATAAGATAATCTCCTGCTACATCAGCATATAAAGCATATATTCTTGTAAAAGAATCATTTGTATTACTCGAATTTAAAGTAACTGAAGTTGTAATGTCAACTAGTAACCCACTTCCAGTTCCACCACCGTCAACCATTGCTGTTTTAATATTAGATGACATAGTTCATTCCTTTTAAAAAAGATAAGAAGGAGGGATTGCTCCCTCCCCCTTAATGGTTGAATTAACCAGTGTTACCATAGAAACCTCTCCAGTCAGACCAACCAAAGCTATAACGCTCTCTGGCCTTGAAGCGTAGATTTCCTGTATCAAAATCTGGCTCCATCTTAGTCTGTAGAGGTGCTCTCACAAACATCTTAGTACCGTTAGGAACATTAGTCTTAACGTACCAACCATCTGTGTCGGTAAAGCGACGATTAATATGTGAACCCTTTGGTAGCATTGACATACTACGAACTGAGTTCACATCATTCCATCCTGATGGTCCTGTTAGTGCAGCACTACCGTCAATGGCGATAGTACCTGCTGACGGAACCAACTGGGAGTTAAGTAGTGAATTAGCCGTCGCCCAATAATCTGGCGGAATATGAAGTGAGACAGCAGACCCACCAACCAGAATACCTCGATCATCCTTAATCTTTTGAATCGTTGTAAGTGCAGATTCAAGAGATGCGTAAGCAAGATCAGCAGCACTCAAGTTGTTAGACTGATTGCCATCACTGATTGTTGGATGGGAGGCACTAAAAAGCGGAACCCCATCTCCACCATGATAAGCAGCAGTATCGGTAAAGCCGTTGTTAAAGATATCAGCAGCTTTAACCTCCTTTGTATTAGCCATAGCTCTTGCAAGACCCTTGGCCCGGAGTTTAGCGAAAGTATCATAAAGATTATCTTCCATCGCCTCTTCCGTTACAGCAAAAGCAAGACTAATTGTTTCATTAGTATAACGGGCAGTATAACTTTCTGAAGCTGTATCATAAGTTACTGCAGCACCCTCTCCCTTAACAGGAGCAGTACCGAACCCAGTAAATAGAACCTCTTCTTCAAAGGCTCTGTCTGAATTTTCAATTTCAAAAAGTGATTTATGCTCGTTATCAACATCCCCGTATTCTAAACCAAACACGGCATTCAAACCGGGGAGTAATTCTTTGGCAATACTAGCTCTATTAATAGCCATGATTTAACCCTCCCCTATGCTAATGTTACGCTAGGTGCAAGCATCGCCTTGTGATGTGCAAGCCTAACTTCAAGTACGGGATATGCTCTTTCTGCCGCAACAGTAATATCATTCCCCGGTTCATTTTTCACAGCTACTGGATATACATCAATAGCTTGTGTTGCTAGTCTGGTTGCGGCTTTCACACCAAAACCTGACTGTCCGGTAACAGTTGATCCAGCACCAACAGTCAATCCAAAGAAGGACTTATTAATATCACCAGCAGAAACAGAAGTATCTGCCTGAATATAATATGTTGATGTTGGGTCAGTATTTACCATAGCCGTGGCATTAGTAGCAGAAGTGCCGGTAGGCCAATATTTACTCCATTTTGGTTGTCCATCCTGAACATAATGACATCCTTGGAATACACCTATAACAATAGGAGCATCACCAAGAGAAGTGCCACCAACAGTAACTGGTTCGCAGTTGCCTAAAGTAGCTTTAACTGTATCACCAGTAAAAATATTTTTAGCTAACCCTGACGCAATAGGAATCTCCTCAAAACCAGTGGAGTTAGCACCAGAGCCACGCATTCTTGCAGGTTGGAAACCACGGAGAGCTTTTGTAGTACTCATATATTTTCTCCTTACCTAGAGTTTCCCAGTAAACCCTCTAACTAAAAATTAATCCTGAAACGTAGGACTTCTCCCTCGTGTAATAGAGGACTTACTATTATTTGTTATAGGCATCCTAGAATCAGAGGAGTTTTCCAACTGCGAATTAACTGCAGTCATTAGATTATCACTCTTATTCTGGAAATACCTCTGACGAGCAGCGATTTTTCCTTTAGGCATTTTTGCTAAAGCTAAGTCTCCACGACAGACTGTACCACTGTATCGTCCTTCCTCCAGCACGATAGAGGAATGTGCCATCTCAGGAACCTCATCTGGAGCAACAAAAGTCCATCCTTCAGCCAGCTTCTTTCCAATATTCTGATAGTCATCGTTTTCTCTCAGCTTAATTCGTAGCCAACGCAGACCCATTTCTTGATCATCAAAACGATTTCTAACACTATCAGGAATATTTAAAGCATCTGGCTCTTCGTAAGTCCATTCTGTTTCTTCTCTAGTTTTCAATTCTCTTTGATTTGCACTTCGTGCATTTTGATTTCGTGTATCCATAGTGTTAACCTCCACGCTGTGTTTGAATAGTTGTATATTCCCCATCGGCTAAATCAGCCTTTCTTTTTTCTGCGGCATATACCTCAAGGGGGATATTCCATTTATTAGCTAATCTTACATCTTCTTGTGATAGTTTAACCTTTTTACTGGAACCTGCAGGATTGCGTGATGCTCCTGCAACCACTTGAGCGGGTTGTTTCGTAACCCGAGGCGAATCAGTATCAGACATTCCTTCATACTTATGAGGAAATTCTTTTTGTAATCTTTTATCTATTTCTGTATAAAAATTATCGTCAGCAGTATCAAATCCCTTTTGCTTTAATTCAGCATCTATAGCTAAAGCTGCTGCAGTTCTAACTGAATCTTTACCAAACCAGTCATTTTCTGCTGCCCAACTTTGGGCTTTAGGATCAGGAGCTTGAGAAACTTGTTGCTGATATTGCTGCTGTTCTGCTTTTTGAGCAATAGCTCTTTCATAATTAGACAGAGCATTTTTTCTTCGGCTTAAATTCTGTAAATCAAGTTGTGACTGATTCAAAGCTTCTTGAGCAGCAAGAACTTTTGTTGAATCACCATCTTCATAAGCTTCTTTATAATTACTTCTTGCTAATTCAATCTTATCTGTAAGTTGATGTTCAGAAAGTTCTGTACTTACTTTTTGGGAATCTGCGAATTGTTTTTCTCTTGAAAGTATACCTCTTTTCATTTCCTCATTTTGAGACATTAACTGTTGAATATGTTCATCTCTCTCTTTTCTCTGAGAAACTAGTTGTCTAATTC